TCTGGCCATTGTCGCCGGTGTCGCGGCATCAGGCATAGGAGCACATGCACAAACCGCGCCCTCGCGTTCCTATTACGACAGCAATGGGCACTTTGCGGGCAGTTCTAGCACGAGCGGCACAAACGGAAACACGACGACGTTCACGGATCGCAACGGCCACTTTAACGGCAGCGCGATTCGCAATTCGGACGGCTCGCGCTCCTTCTACGACGGCCGCGGACACTTCTCTGGATCATCCCCGCGACGCTAAAAGTTGTGCAAACGTAAAACCCTCAACGTCGGAAGCGTCTCGGCAGTCATTTGCCGCAGGCGCTTTTTTTTGCTTTAATCATCGCGCCGTAGCTTCGACCACTGGTCGAGTGTTACCCAAAAAAAACCTGTCTTGGCTGCGGCAGAAAAACCCCGGCGGGAGCGATCCCGTCCGGGGTTTTTTGTGTCGTTGCGGCAGCGCTTGCAACGGTGCCGCATAGTGATGGAGCCACACAATGAACGGAGGAGGTGTCCATAGTGAGCAGCGTGATATTAGGCATGAATTTCGCCGCGCGCAAGAGCGCCCAAGCTGGCAAAGTGCTGGTTTCATATGGGGAGGAAGCTGGCCAAGATCTTTTCATGCCAAGACCTCTTGCGTCCTAGGCCGCAGTGGCCTATGTTCCCGATTGCGCCATCGCGGCGCCCGCGCTTGCAACGCGGTCATCTGAAAATGGAGCCACACAATGAGCATTCCCGAACTACGCGCGGCGCTCGACGCCGTCGGCGCTACCACGGTCGATGACAGAGCGCGAGCGCTCAATATTGGGCGATCAACCTGCCACTCGATTTTCTCGGACAACCGCAAAGCCCGCGGCATCACCACAAAAATCCTTTTGCAGATGTTGCGCTCGCCGCTTTTGCCTGAGAGTGCGCGCGCGGTGGTGGTCAATTACGCGATGGCCAAGGCCAGTAATTATACCATCGAGAAGCACCGCAAAAAGTTCGTCGGCAAACTCAACGGCGATATTCAAGCAGCAAACGATAACGGCGCAACGGAGCAAGTGACGTGACAGATGACAACGGCCCTGAGAATCTTGTTCTCAAAATGTTGCGAGGCATCGACCAGAAAGTCGATCGACTCTCAGATCGCATTTCGGACCTTACTCTGCGCATGTCGGCGGTAGAGCAAGGTTTAACCTTGGTCAATTCCCGGCTGGATGGATTTAGTGCGCGCATTGATCGTGTGGAGAACCGCCTCGATCGTATTGAGCGGCGGCTCGAATTACAGAGCATACCGACATGACCAACGAAGAACTTTTTACCGTCATGTGCGAACTGATCGCCACCGAAACCAATATCATCCACGACGAAATCGCGGATTTGCGGCAAGACTTAACCACGCTTCGAGCAGATGTGAACTGGATTCTCACACATGTCGCGTTGACCTCAAATGCTGCACAAGAGGAACGGCTCGCGCGCTTGAAAGCGGAAATCAGAGGCGACCGCAATGCCAGTTGATCTCAATTTTCTTGATGCTCCTAAAACAATCCCATTGAAATGACCGAGCTAGGGAGGTGGATTACTCCAGTCGGGCGGCGCGGGGCTCGGTTGCTCTCAGAAAGGCATCCTGCGGTCCACCTTCCTAATTGTCATTGTACCGTTCAAGGATACCAACCCGCGCTACTCCATTCTCGTGCCGGTGACACAATACCATGCCTCCGCGCCGAGAACCGCTATTTGCCCGGTCGGGCAGCCGGTTGCGTGCGAAAACGCGAACAACAGAGCAAAGGCGATCACGCACGCGGCAAGAAGCGCAAAAACGACACGCCCGACAACACTCACGATAATCCCCCAACACTTTCAGGAATTGGCCATTGAGGACCTGGAAAAGCTTGTGTTGAAATCAAAGATCAAGAATTGGTCAAGATATGCCGAAGCCTTGGACATGAGGCTCGCAGGTCTCTCTTATGACGAGATCGGCGAGGTTCTCGGCGTCTCGAAGCAGCGCGTCTTTCAGATGGTAAAAGAAGCAAAGGCGCAACTCGCCTTCCGGGTGTTCCATGTGCCAAGACCCCAATTTCAAAGAAAGTGACCCGTGCCATGACCAAGAAAGAATATCGTGCCGCGATCGCCGCGCTCGGACTCTCTCAACTCGCCGCGGCGGAGTTCCTGGGCATTTCCCCGCGCACCTCACGGCGGTGGGCGGCGGGCGATGACCCGCCCGATCCGCGCGCAGAAATGGTTCTGCGCATTATGCTCGAATATAAAATGAGCGTCGCGGCCGTGGATAAATTGATGGGAAGGAAGGATACTTGAAAATGGATGCCCGCACCGCCGCCGTACTGAGCCAAGAACTTATCACGAAGATCGCGCCCCTGCTCGCCGACAATGACCCAGCCGTCCAGAGTGCCGCGCTTGCCGATCTCACCGCAATGTGGTTGGCCGGGCATTTTATGAATAACGACCTCGCGGGTACACACAAATTACGTCAACTATTATTGCACGAGCATATAAAGCTAATTCAACAACTGATCCCGCTCAACGAACAAAAACTGTTCGCAGGCTTGACCAAACATTAAAGGACGCGTTCAATCAGAATTGATCGCGGCCACATCATCGGTGTCACCCAGCATGCCGCTGCCGCGGTCAAGGCCCCCGGATAGCCTCCGGGGGCCACCTACGTCACCGATGCAGGGGCGGGCCAAACGTCTGCCAGCCGAGCAACAAAAACAGAATGAACAGCAGCAAGCTATTGCCCACGACCGTGTAGGTCCCCGCCACTACGGCGAAGTGGACAAGCAGCCCAAACACGAGCCAGATTAACATTAAGATCCAGTAGCAGAGACCGAGTGTCATTTGATTAGTCTCCCCAGCTCATCCAATCATCGCCGTAATGTCGAGCGGTTTGGGCACCGGGGTGCGGCTTCTCAACCCCATCATCATGGTGAGAGCGCTTGCCCCATCTATCCTAAATCTGGCTTTATCTTTGTCCAGCTTTCGATTGCCGGCGGGATCCATCGTCGCCACCGCGTTCGACATGTTCCAATTCAAGAGCGGCGAGTTCGGATGGACGAGCTTATGCTCCATGATTGCCAATTCGAGCGCGTCGATCGCCGGCGCCATGTCACGGAATCCCTGACCCCAGGGAACTAAGCGCAAGCCGTCACCGGGGTCTTCGTCCTTGAAGGCGCGCAGTCCGACCCGATCAAACTCCCGCAACAGATCCTCAATCCGCCAGCGATCGTAGGCCATTCCGCGAACCCGGAAACCCTGAGTCAATTCTGCAATGCAGGTCGCCACTACGGTGGGGTCGATGCTCCTTCCCGGCGACGTCCGCAGATGGCCGGCTCTGTGCCATTCCAAATAACGCAAATTGCCCGAACCGAAATCTCTGTTCGAGTGCTCGATCAGAAGTTCGGCGGGCTTCCAGAAAAAGCATCTAACGCGTACCGGATCACTGGCCGACCCCATCGCCAGCGCCGCGAGATCGATCGTGCTGGCAAGATCAAGCCCGAGATAGACCTCCTCACCCGGTTGAAATTCGACCGGGCCGGCGCACGCCAGCCATTCTGCGCGCGAAATCAAGGTTGCCGTCGGCGAAATGCGTTGATTGAGAAAGAGATTTCTAACTTTCGGTTCATGCGACGGCAGCCTGATCGCCTGCCTCACCGCTGCTTGCAAATCCTCGCGGTCGCGGAAAATATCGAGCGCGGGGTTCGCCTTTTTCCACTGCTTCTCGTCGTCCAGATCGCAGCCATCATCAGCTGCGTGCAGATGACAGATGATTGTTGGATCCAGCTTAGATAAACCGTCATCGATCAGGCGCGAAAAGATGTGCTCCGGATCATTGCTCTGCGTGCTGATTGCAATAAACAAAGGCTCGTCACGTGCACCGAACGATGTGTCGAACGCATCGTAGAGATCGCGGCTCTTGGCCTGCGCCAGCTCGTCGTAAATAACGACGCTCGGGAGGTAGCCGAACTTGGTCCCAACTTCGGCCGATACCGCGCGATAGATTGAACCCGTGAGCTTGCCGATCATGGTTTTGGTCGAATTGATGATCTCGACCTTCGCACGCAGCTCCGGTTCAAGCTCAACAATCTGCCGCGCGAACTTGAAAATGATCGACGCTTGATCGCGGTCGTTTGCTGCGCTGTAGATCTCACCGTTTGGTATTGCGCGTGGACCGATCAGATGCGCGAGCGCAAGCGCAGCGATCAGCGCCGATTTTCCGTTCTTGCGGCCCATGGACAAAATCGCCCGCCGCACAACACGCCGGCCGTTAATGCGTGGCTCGTAGATGTCCCGAATGAAGGCCTTCTGCCACGGCGCGAGCTTGAACGGCTTGCCCTGTCCCTTGCCGCTCGGCACGGTCAGCTTTTGAATGAAGCTGATGACCTCGGCGGCTTCCTTTTTGCCTTTGGTGTCGCGCTTAACTCGCGAGAAGTCCGTTAAATTTTGTCGGCTTGCGAGGCTCCCCGATGCCGGCGGTAATGCGGGAGCGGGAGGCTGGGGTAAATCCGAATTCAGCGGCATATTTTACCATCGCGGCGGCGGACTTATCGGCTATCCCAATAAGCGGATTCGCAATAGTCGCGCCGTTTCCAGCCTTGCCCATAAGCGGCTCCGACGCAAGCATCTCCTCCGCCGTGCGCCACCGCTGGTAGCACTGACAATAGGCCGCCAATGGATGGATGTCGACGAGCGTCACCAGTTTCATCCGGTGCAACTCCACAATGATGCGGCGCCATTCTTGCAACGCGTACCCGTCCAGATAGTCCGGCGCCCGGGGCACCTCATCGAATAGCAGGGGCTGCGGCTCACGCAGATTGAGCGGGTACTTGCCCGGATTGCCGCGCAGCAATTTCAACCTCGTCGGTATCGGGCGCGGTCCTCGCAGTCCTTTCATCATCCTCACTCCAACCTATGCACAACCTATACACAACCTATACGCAACCTATCTACAACCCTAGGCTCAGCCGGGACTCAACCCTCCGTGAGCTTTTCCACGTAGCGCCTCAGCCGTTGCTTCGATGCGACCAAAGGCCCCCGGCGGCCGTTCAAATTGGCAATCGGCCAATCGCCCCGTTTCAGATAATACACATTGACAGTTTCGGGCATGCCGAGTTCGATCAGGAAAGACGTGATCAGTGCGGAGCCAACCATCAAGTCAGGACCGTCACGAGTTGGCGCGCTGCCGTCACCACTAGCCATTCCGCGAAACCTCCGGGAGATTTCGCAACAATTCGCACATTACGTGACGACTTGCAAACCAAATCGCCATTTGCTAAAAAGACCGAATTGGTCGCGGCCAGAGCCGCATTGTCACCCAGAGAACCGGTGCCGCGGTCAAGGCCCCGGACCAATCGCCATCTGTCACCCATCAGTTGCGTGTCCGGGGCCACCTTCTTCTTAGCTCGTGGCCAGCTTTACGGCCCACATGGCCGCATCCTCGTAATACGTTTGCGCAAGCGCGGCTAAACGCGGATCCTTCGCCTTTATTGTCTCACATAAATCAATAAGTTCCGCCGATTTTTGCTTGATCTCATAGACCAGGGAATTTTCATTCGGATTGAAAGTGAGCCGAACGCGGTTTTCGCCCAGCGTCATTTCGTGCGCCTCCGGTTCCCCCATTTTCAGAAATCCCTTGTGCCGATTCGTCCGCATATTCATGTGTGACATTTTTGTCACCAGTTATGATCTAAAGTCAAATCAGCAACAAATATGCCACAGCTCCCCAAAACACGCCCCACGGAAAAATCACAGTCACCAAAATATCGACCGCCCGCGCGAAAG